ATTGGTGGACGTTCGTTAAAAAAATATGAATTAAATGATTTAGTTGCTTTGAAAAGTAGCTTGAGATTTGAATTAAATAGACAACAAAAAAAGGAGTTAATAAAAAATGGTCAAGGTAATCCGCACCACTTGCTAGTTCGTTTTAATTAATCATGGGACTCGTCAACGCATGGACCGCCTTATGGGAATCAAACCCTAAGACAATCAAACCAAGAATCAAAAGAGAATACGCAGGGGCTGAAGTATCACGCCTTACTAATGGATGGGTAACGAGTACAAATTCGGCTGATAGTGATATTAAAGGGAGTCTAAAAAAACTTAGAACTCGTTCTCGTCAACTTGTAAGAGATCAAGACTATTGTAAAAATGCGGTGCGTGTCATCGTTGAGAATGTTGCAGGAACTGGGCCGCGTTTGCAGGCACAAGTAAGAAAACAAAGAGTTTCAAAAGCAGGAAAACTTGATCAAAGGTTGAATGATCAAATTGAAAGGGCCTTTCATCGTTGGTCTTATGCTCAAAACTGCGACGTAGCAGGAAAGCTTTGCTATTCAGATTTAATAAGGAATGCGGTGGGTGCTTGGGTTGAATCAGGCGAGGTATTTATAAGGATTATTAGGGGTAAAAAATTCGGTGATAGTCCCGTTGCTCTAGCGTTGCAATTGTTAGAAGCGGATATGATTGATGAGGATTATGAAGGAAAGGCAGAGCGAAAAGGTTGGCAATGGAAAATGGGAATATTGCAGGATGAATGGGGCAAGCCTCAAAAATATGCTCTATTAACTCGTCATCCTGGAGATACTCTCTTTGTTAATCAACCAACCGACGGCAAGAAACATATTTTTGTGGATGCAAAAGACATAATTCATTTAGCAAAATTCGAGCGCCCTGGACAAACTCGTGGAGTCCCTTGGATGGCAAGCGCTATTCAGAGAATGCACCATTTAGAAGGCTATGAACAAGCTGAAATTATTCGAGTTAGAGCAGGCTCATGCCTTACCGCATGGATTTCTTCACCCGAGGGAGAGTTAGAAGGTGACGAAATTGTTGATAATGATCGTGTTTATGACCTTTCCCCTGGTTCCGTAAGGATGCTCGGGCCTGGTGAGCAAGTACATGTTCCAGACATGCACGCACCCGATGGGCAATTTGAACCGTTTGTCCGTGCAATGCTTAGAGCTTTGTCCGCGTCGTTAGGAATTTCGTATTCAACCCTTTCTAGAGATAGCAGTCAGTCAAATTATTCAAGTAGTAGGTTAGATGTTTTACAAGATCAAGAATCTTTCAAGGCTTTACAAGCGCAGTTAAGAGAAATTGTTTTATTTAGGGTTTATAAAGAATGGCTAGAAATTGCCGTATTATCTGGGGCTTTGCAATTGCCTAATTATCAGACAGAACCAGAAAGGTACGAAATGGCAAGATTTATGTTTAAGTCAACTGGATGGGTAGACCCGTTCAAAGAATGTCAATCCAACAAACTTGCAGTTGAATCAGGCTTTAAACTTCAAAGTTCTGTTTTAGCTGAGCAAGGTTTAGACCTTGAGGAATTTTTAGTTGCGAGAAAAAATGAAATTCAAATGGCGGAAGAATTAGGTCTTTCTTTCTCGACTGAGCTTAATATGCCTACTCAGGCTAAAGTAGACGAAACAACCAACAACCCTATAGAAGAAAATGGAACGTGATCTCGAACAAAAACTAGTACAACGTGATTTAAAGTTAGAAGTTAGAGAGGTTGAGAAAGAGGATAGAACTATAGAATTTAGTTTTAGTTCCGAGTTGCCTGTTGAAAGGTCGTTTGGGACTGAAATTCTAGAGCATACAAAAAAAGCAGCTAATTTAGATCGGCTGAATAATGCGGCTCCTTTTCTTTGGAATCATGATCCAGACAAGGTTATAGGAGTAACTACTAAGGCTTATATTGACGAAGAAAAAAAACGGGGTTATGCACAAGTTAGGTTTAGTGAAGAAGAATTTGCAGCTTCAAAATATAGAGACGTTAAAAACGGGATTCTTAGGAATATAAGTTTCGGTTATGTAATGCGGGATATTTTGCAGGAAGAGGATAAATTTATTTCTAGAGATTGGGAAGTTTACGAATTAAGCTTAGTGAGTATTCCTCAAGATCAGAGCATCGGAATTAAAAGAAGTGTTACGCATACGCAGGAATCAGATAATATATCATTAGAGCGTAATAACGACTCAGCGTCTCTTGACGCACCGCCCACTTTTACTACTGAAAAAATGTCCACAACTCCGAAAGAAAACTTGGAGGTGCGTTCAGAAATTGACACTCAAAAGGTGATCAAAGAAGAGCGTAGCCGTATTAGAGAAATTCAAACAGTTGCTTCAAAATACAATCTTCAAGATTTAGGAGAAACCTACATCAAAGAAGAAAGAAGCGTTGCAGACTTTAACGCTGCTGTATTAAGAGAGTGGAAACCTGAGGCAATTGCACCAAAGGCTGATACTACTGATATTGGTTTAACTCAAACTGAAACTCGTAATTGGTCAGTTCTTAGAGCAATTGATTATCTTGCCAATCCCTCAAGCGCTGCAAAGCGTGAGGCCGCTGCTTTTGAAATAGAAGCATCTGAAGCCGCTGCTGCAAAACTAGGCAGAGCATCAAGAGGTATCACAATCCCTAATGAAGTCTTCAAAAGGGACATGGTTGCTGGTACTGACACCGCTGGAGGTGCTCTTGTATCAACTGAAATTTCAAGTGATTTTATAAGCCTTTTAACTAATGCTTCTGTATTAGCTCAAACAGGATCAACAATCTTGACGGGGCTTACAGGTAATATCTCAATTCCTAGAGCTGGTAGTCAGCAAACAAGTTATTGGGTCGGAGAAGGTTCAAACGTAACTGAATCCGATATGACAATTGAGCAGGTCAATATGACCCCTCGCACAATTGGCGCAATGACAGATATTTCTAGGAAGCTTTTAATTCAATCTTCATTAGACGTTGAAACATTAGTTAGACAACATCTTGCTAATTCTGTTGCTCTTGAAATAGACCGCGCTGCTCTTTATGGACTCGGTTCGAGTTCTGAACCACTCGGCCTTCACAATGTGACAGGAATAGCAACTGAAAACGTTGGCAACAATGATCCTAGTTGGGCTGATGTAGTCAACATGGAATCTGACATTTCTGTGGCTAACGCATTAACAGGAACTTTGGCTTATGTCACCCGCGCTAATATTGCAGGTGCAATGAAAGTTAAGGCTAAGGATTCAGGATCAGGTTTATTTGTTAATGACAATGGAACCGTTAACGGATACCCATGTTACGTATCAAATCAAGTAGAAGCTGGTGACATCTGGTTCGGCAACTGGTCCGAATTGATTCTTGGTTACTGGTCAGGTCTTGATTTACAAGTTGATCCATATACAGGCGGTGCGTCTGGGAATGTTCGCGTTCGCGTTCTTCAAGATGTTGATGTTGCAGTTAAGAACCCTGAGTCCTTCTGTCTTGGTGCTTAAGCATGAAAATTGAAGCCTTGAGATCGTTTGGATTAAAAGGTGAAGTTGTTCAGATTGGGGAGGTTGTTGAGGCTTCCCCCTCTGAAACAAGGCAACTTATTAATTCAGGACAGGCAAAAGAAGCCGTTGTCTGCGAGGTTCAAAAAGAGGAACCAAAACCAAAAGCTAAAAAAGCTACTAAAGCTAAACCCACTCCTACCCCAGAGGTAACTGAAGAATGACTATTCAAAACTTAGGCAGCAAAGGAACTGCTGTTGACATACTGGCAAACGATGTAGTCGCATCTACTGCTAATGGTTCAGGTGTAGACCTGCAAGGTTATGAAGGTGATGCAGCTTTCATCCTCTCTGCCGAGGCTGGAAGTTCAGGCGTGACCTATGCGGTTCATCTTGAGGAAAGTGCCGACAACTCGACTTTTACAGACATTTCAAGCGGCTCGTTTACCACGACTTCCGCTAATACCGCTAGTTTTCAGCAGATTGCACTAAACATCTCTGAGCTTAAGAGATATGTAAGAGCCGTAACGACTGTTGCAGGTGGAACAGGAACAGGCGCTTTAACAGTGCTTGCTTATGCTTCTAAGAAGTACACAACCTAGTAAGTAGTTAAGTGTCTTTTGCAGATGACTTAAACGAAATGCTCGGAGTAAACTCCCCTTTCAGCGTTGCATGCGTTGCGGGGGGAACTTCCTCATATGGAATCCTTGACGAACCAACTTCAATAGTTGCAGGTGATCAAGTGATAATGGTTGATAGAATTTTGCATTGTAAAAATTCTGACTTTGGCACTCTTGTTGGTGGCGATGCGATAACGGTTGATTCCGTTAATTATGTTGTACGCACAAATGAAAAAGATTTAGACGGTCTTACTTGTCAAATTTCATTATCTAAAGTCTGATGACGGAAACCAAAGAAACAGAAGAAAAAGAAATTATTACCGATCCTGAAACAGGGGCTAGAACGTATAAAGATGGTTCACCTTGGCTTTATAAAGAATGACAACTATTAGAGAAAACATATTAGATCAAATCAAAACCGCCTTATCTGGTACAACGGGGGTTTCTGA